GTGGAAACGCAAACCAAGGCATGGTTGGAGGTTGAAGCTTCCAATACCACTTTGATGCGCTTGGAGCAGTTTGGGCTTGCTAATCCAGCAGCCCTAGCATGGGAGTTAATCCCATTCTCGTTTGTTGCAGACTGGTTCGTTGGTGTCGGGGACTACCTCAATGCGCAGACAGCCCTCCTCGGGTTGACTGTTGTTGATGGGGGAACTTCTCAACTATCTATACGGACCTCCGTTGGTTCAGCTACAGGTGTCGCGAAAGGGTCCACTAACAAGTCTGTCAATGGCCAGCTGCCCTCCGGGGCGACGGTCGTTTCGAGGATGTATTCTCGACAGGTTTGGTCTGGTTCTCCTCCTCCGATACGTGTTTCTGCTGAGCTTAATCTTAAACGTATTCTCGATGGCGCTGCGTTAATATCTGCAGTGTTCGGGAACCGCAAGTAATGAGGCTACACAAATGAGCGTGCTTAACAGCATCACCCTGAAGAACGCGGCTAACGCCGATATCCTCTTCAATCGCGAAAGTGCCAACGGCAATACCGTGGTACTCCGTGACAGCACCCAACCGATCTACTCGCGTGCTTCGCGCGTGAGCATCCGGACGGTTCTCCCGTCGACGAAAGGCAACGTGATTCGCCTGCAAAAGGACGTCACTATGCCTGTGTACGATGCCAATGGTGTCAAAACCCATGAGTATCGTCGCACCGTTGAAGACCTGATCCCTATCGTGGGTACCGAAGCCGAGCGTGATGAATTTCTTGCTCGTGTCAAGTCCCTCGAGACCCTGCCGGTTAACGCCGAAATGGTTTCGGATCTGAACTTCCCGTCGTAACTCTTTTTTTCCCATTTCGGGGGAGCTGACATGTTCATGTTGCATGCACAAAGACGTACCTTGGCACGTGATAGGGTTGAGTCTCTGTGTGGTGAACGACCGAAAGGCCGTAGAACCACCGGGCTTAGCATTTCAGTGTGCGAATTTCCCAGTGATGTTGAAATACCCCGCCGTACCATGGGGCTACTGGGCAAGGTACGCGACGAGTTGCGCAGTTTTAAGGCACTCGGGGACGATCAAGTGTTAACGATCTTCCATCGGTTGTGTAAAGGGTTCAACACTCCTTTTAGTTTGTGGGCGAGCAGAGTCGTGAAAAAGGATCCCAAAAGGATCTTGGCTCTCGATGCTTCTCCTATAGATTACGACGACCCGGTCCAGTATTTCATGGATCGGCAGGTGTGTGAGTTGCTTCGTAAATACCCGTTCAAAAGCCTAACCACGGCCAATGAAAGACGGGATGCAGCTCTTGAATCAGTGCTGAAGTCAGAGCGTCGTTGCGCTGAAACCAACACCGTCTTCCGTTCTAGGCAGAGATTGCCTGGGACGGCGGAAGCAGTCCTTTCGATTGCTCGCTGTGAAATAGACACGTTGTTGCGAAAGCTTGACGTACGTGCCGTGATGGAGAGATGTCGTTTTGGCCCCGGTTTAACAGCCGGCCTGGACGATTCTTCTAGGGTCGCGTTTTACCATAAGATTAAACACGGTAGACCAACCGCATCACCCTCGCTTCGGCCCTTTCTCCGTGTGTTTTTTCAAATGCATCCGGGGTGGGCTCGCTCTGCGGGTTTTCGTGAGTTCCAAGACGACTACGGCGATTGGTTTTCGCTACCTGACGTTGAGGAGGTTCCTCACAACCGAGTAACTACAGTACCTAAGACGGCCAAGATCGACCGAGCTATCGCTATCGAACCGACTATCAACCAGTTCCTGCAATTGGGGACAGGTGCGGTCCTACGAGACGCGTTAAAACGTTGGTCTATAGACCTCGAGCATGGCCAGGAGACTCATCGTCAACTGGCAGCGTTCGGGTCGATACATCCGTGGTTATTGGCCACCCTCGACCTTGCATCAGCGAGTGATACGATTTCAACAGAAGTCGTGAGGGAGTTGTTGCCACCGGACTGGTTTCACTGGCTGGATCTCCTCAGATCTCAACGAGGAATTTTGCCTGACGGTTCGGAAATCACATATGCGAAGTTCTCCTCAATGGGGAATGGTTTTACCTTCGAGTTAGAGACGTTAATTTTCACTTCTCTAGTTCGCGCTGTTTATATCCGTAGGGGCCTTAAAATCCCAAAGGAAGCGCGTATTTACGGAGACGACATCGTTGTTACTAATGACGTCGTTGATGAGCTCAAGGCGATTCTCAACACCTTCGGGTTTGAAATCAACCATAAAAAGTCGTTCGCCACTCCTCACCCGTTCAGGGAGAGTTGCGGTGCGGACTTCTTCGCAGGTGTAGCCGTTCGTCCCCTGTACCTAACTAAGGAGATCGATAGTGTCACTAGGCTTGTCGACGTGTGTAATCGACTGTATCACCGTGC